AGAAGAAGAACCACAAGATCTCGCTCTTCAGTTAGATCAGGAACGGGCGGCGGCCCCGCAACCTGAGCAATTGGTCCAAGAAGCTGTAGGCGCAGCTGAGGGCCAAGTCGCCGTAGCCGGAGGCGAAGTCCAAGCCGAGGACGGAGCTCCCGGGGGTGAACTCTTACGGAGGGTGTTGGAGGCGGTTGGTGTAGATGACATCGGTTTGTTGCCCGAGGGTGACTATGATGACATTGAAGCCGCCGTTGTGGCACCTGAGGTTCGAGAGCCCGAAGATGTCCTCCTACCGGGACCTTTACCGGAGGGGGACGCCGCCGAGCAGGGCGGCAGGCTCAGACCACGAGGCAGGGTCCTCAACGAGGCAGCAGATGACTTTTGGGGTTATCTGGTTGGGGAACGTGACCGAGACCGGCCTGGACAGATACTTGGTGTGGTGGGACAGCCCTCCGCTAGGTTGATGACCGACTGGTTCAAGGACCTGTTTTGGGGTAGAGCAAAGCTGGTGGCAATCCGGCGAGTCAGGGTTCACGACCCGCGCGATGATATCGTTTACGACAGGCAAGTTGGTGACTTTGTTGCCAACTGGGAAGAGCCACATAGTTACGATTATTTTGCAACGGTTCGTGTCGGTGGAGCTTCGGACATGATCCGAGTCTCGCTACGCTTGTTGGCTAGGATGGTGTGCTTTATGGCATTCCGACCTAGAGACACCACCTCCTTACAGCTGTTGAGGAGTCGCGCTGCACAGATGGCGAAAGACCTGGGCCTCAGCCCTGAACAATTAGCCTGGGTCTTGCATGGAACCATCACTTGTGCGGTGATGACTAACAACCGCGAGGTGGTAAGCCTTCGTGTTCTTGAAGGCAGGCGGGGAGACGAAGTGGTCGACTGGAGTGTCAAAACATCCACCGGTTTGTTGCGTGAAGGTGGCGCCCATTATTGGGGACATATCTTCCTTCTGGTAGGCACACTACTTGTTGGCATCTGGCATTGGTTGCCTGCTAGCCAGTGGTGGTTTAGGGTGGCGATCCGTTATGGGTTGTCATACTACTTTAGCTATCCGTGGTTGACGTTGTACTCAGGGTTGCTGCTGTTCCTGGTCGCGACGATACCCAAGTACCATGTCAAGCTGGTGAAGGCTTAGGGCTGCCGAGGTCGAAGCGGGTTAGGCGTGTGTACGGACTGGTGCACTAGTGCACTCAGGGCGGACGCGACTATCTCACTGCCCGCTGAGATTCCGGATAGTTCTAGCTGTGACCCGGCGAGACGGAGGATGTATTGGTGTCACGTGCCGGAGGTGGAAGGGTGCTGGGCACCCGCCGTCCACTCCAACTGTATCCATAACGAACACAGAGCACTAGTGATGAGGACTTTGGGTCCAACTCCGGCTTACCCTGCCAATAACTATGCCAGACGCATTTATAGAGATTTTCGTCGGCTGGTGAGGCGGGCAGAGCTAGTGCCGTGGACGGAGGAGAAGGTTGTTGAGTCCTACAGCGGTAGGTTGGCGATACGTTACGAGCAAGCCAGGATCTCGCTGGTTGAGGATGGCACATTGTCGAGTGCGGATAAAACCTTGAAGTCTTTTGTTAAGGCGGAGAAGTTTAATCCCCTCCTCAAGGCATCCAAACCACGGCTGATTAATGCTAGATCCCCCAGATTTAATCTGCGGTTGGCCACCTGGCTCAAGCCTTTGGAGCACTTTTTTTGGAGGGCTCTGAAGTCACGATGCCGGGGAGTGCGTAAAACCAGGGTGGTGGGGAAGGGATTGAACGGCAAGAAGCGTGCCAAGCTGATTGCGGACAAGATGGAAGCGGTAGGGCATGG